TATAGGTTCCGGGAACCCCGAGTAGCTTTTTTCATACGATCGTTTTCTTCTTCGATCCGTTTCATCCACCATTTACGTTCTTCAGCAGTCATACGCCCTGATTCATCAAAAGAGACCCCTTTAGATTTTAGAATATACTGCTGCCACATAAGGTGATCCCATTCATTCTCTAAGCTTTGTTCGCTTCTCTGGACGAAAAAACGAGGCCGTTATGGGCAATGGGGTGATGATTGTAGTCGAACAACGTACACAGTCAGTCTCAACTACAGTATCAATTCCTGGGGAATTGTCCCGCAAGAATTCAATAATGGCATTTACATCAGTAGAATGTAAACGATCAACAAGCTTTCGGATTTTCCCACGATTCTTTTCACCGCCAGCTTCTACAATAATCTTATTGATATTACGTTCTAAAGTGCTGTCTAAAGTTTCACCCATATTACGAACTTTATCAGCGTTATCTTTATTACGCCAATCTCGTTTTTTCCTAGCTCTGGCTCGACCTGGGAGACCATCACTGGGCTTAACTGCTCCAAGCATTTCCATAGTATCATGGCCACGTAAAAACCTTACTTTAACAATAAAGTCCTCTCCTGCTTGCTCTGAGAGTTTTGGAAGACGTACAGCAAACGGTTCTTTCCCAAGCTTTTCATTGGGGGGAGTCGCATCACTCCACAGCTCATTCAAATCATATTCATGCTGAGAAACACCATCACAATGAGGGCAAGTAAGCATGAACTCATAAAAATTACCATGTGTAATACCACGAAGATAATAGAGTAAAAATGAACGATCATCGTCCAACATCGCCAAATGATCAAAATCGTTAGGAAGCTGAACATACTTCTTAAAAAGATATTCTAAAGCCTCACCTGTACGAACTAAACGTTGAGTTGCCAAAACTTTATCAGCATACAAGCCCATAGGTTTTACTTCAACAACTCCACCAGGAATCTGCCCATCATAATACAAACCCCTACTTGGAAGAACAACCTCCTCCCATGGATGCAGATCCTCTTCTTTAGTTTTTAAAACTCTGTCTAAAACTGATTCTTTAGGCTTAATTTTCTTTTTCGTTAACTGTGGAGAAAGTTTTGGTTCGGACAATGATTCTTCAGGCATAGCAACACCTCTTGAGATATTTACTCATCAATCCGACAAGTAAGATTTAAGTAGTGGCTACATCTGCATCTATGATAGCAAAATCATAAGTATATGTAACTGTAAGCAATTTAATAGTACTGTTCTCATAACTTAAATCGCCATGATCAATTTTGCTTGGATAAGCTCCAGACAATGTAAATCTTTGGACTTCATTACCTTCACCATCCAATAGAAGGAAAACAGGTGCGCCTTTATAATCAGAAGGCTTTTTGATCCCATCTGCTGGAGTCCAAATCTTGTCTTGCCATTCTTTAAAAACTTTATATAAGCCAAACACGTCGTAAAATTTAACAGTAATATCTTCCCAATGAGCGCGTTTAGCAATTTTATAATAACTACTACCACCTTTAATTTTTTCTTCTTCAAATTTCAAAGTGGGCAAACCAATTGACTTGGCATGCAATCTTAGTCTATCACTAGAAGGTGGGCCTGGAAATCCCAAACTTTCAATGACCCACCGATGTACTCTATTATATTCTGCATTGCTATCGATTCCAGGATCCGCAATTGACCCGCTCGGGAAAAATCCAGGCATCCTGTTTCACCTCAATAAATTTTACGCTCGGGTGGCGCGATCAAATCTCACGTTAGCAGTAATCAAAATAATTTCGGTGTTCGTATAATCGAGAGCACTCCAATCAACTTTCAGAGGAAACGCACCATGCAAAGTCCATGTTTCATCTACGTCTCCAGAACCATCCAACATTTCAAGGGTTAGATCTTTCTTGTATGATCTTGGTAGATTGACGTCAGCCGAACTACCATCCGCAACAGAGCTGCCATCACCACCAAGAATCCAGCCGAAAACCGACGAGGAAATATCGCCTTCCTCGATTGCATCATAAAAGACAAAATCGATGGGCTGCCATCTTTGCTTGCCCGCTACATAGGCTTCTTCTTGGTTATGGTGAATCTTGACCTCATCAAATTCAAAGTTTGGCCTAGCGGCTTTTTGCAAATATAGCCATTGCTGTGGGGTGATGACATCACCCTGAATTACAGCCACACGCCATCTGTGATTGCGTCGATATTCAGCTAAATTATTCTTTCCGTCTGTGGTAGCACCGAGATTAAATCCAGGCATTTTATATCTCCTTCAGTTTATTTTTAGTTTTATAATTTCTGAATAACATTATGTTGCAACAACATCAATTCCAGCAGCTGCAAGAACTTCTTCAGCAGCAAAACTTTGATCGGTCCTCAGAATAACTAAATTAAGTACAATAAACTCAACAGTTCGAGTAGGTTTAAGGAGTACACTAACCCAAAGCTCATTACGATCACGACGAATTGGGGTATTATTCCGTTCATCAACAATCACATCAAATGCGGTAAGCCCACGACGAGCCCGAACATCCGCAAGGAATGGGGTAATTGCGCCCTTAACTTGTTTCCACAAAATCTGATCATTAGGCTCGAAAAGGAAATTCCTTAACAAAGGAACCAGCGCCTTCTTCAAAGCAATGAGCAGCATTCTAACATTGACACGATCAAGAGCACTATCCTTACGTTGAAGAGTACGCTGACCAAAAACTGTAACACCGTCTTGCGGGAAATTAACTAATGGGTTAACTGCATTGTTGAACCCATAAAGCAAATCTCGTTCACCCTGAGTTGGGTTAAATTCAAGATTAAGAACAGTCTTTAGTTGACCACGATTCAATCCAGCGGGAGCAAACCAAAGTTCAGTTTCACGAGCAGTTCTAGCATAGACTGCTGACACATGCCCGGATGGCGGGATAAAGATGGTTCCGCCATTAAATTGATCAAATACTTCAACCCATGACCAGTACAAGGCGCCATAAGAGCTATTAAGTGAGACTTGCAAATCGCTGAAGAGCATACCATTGTGCCAGTCAACAACTTGCTGCGGACGAAGGCCGAATGGCGGATCTACTAAGTACATGCAGTCGCCACGACCTTCGCACATAGCTAATGACTGGGCAATAACTGCACCAGAACTAAATCCGGGGGTTGCCAGTAATGTAATGTCAAAAACTTCGGGGTTCTGGAACGCGAAGATTCCGGTACTACGCGCAACATTACCAATAACAGCTTCGTCTAACGCAGCGCTAAAGAGCGGGTCAAGTGGAATACCATTGGCCAAACCTGCAAAAGCTCGGCGGTTAATATCACCAGGTTGTCTGACAGCGAAATTAGACAAATCGTTAGGATCGTTCTCAAGGAATACTGGACGATCTTCCCAATTAATGTAACTGTTTCCGTTAACACCACCAATAGTGCTTCCAGGATTGACAACGTTGCCAATGTAACGAGCATCCGATGGGTCGAAGCTGACATCATCAGCCCGAGCATCTGGAATTTCTAAGCCTGCGGTATCAAAAACACGGACCATATATCGGCCTGGTTGAGAGTTGAAGTTCTCAACTGTTACAGTATAACCCTCAAGCCATGTGCCTGGAGAGGGGGCCACTAACCAACCAACAATGTTGGCGTAGTAAGCGACATCAAGGGCACATTGGGCACCTGCAGGATCAACTTCACAAGAAAGAGGAACCGATGGGGTAATTATGCCAGATTCGGGCAATTCAACACGAGGATCGAAGAATCCACGGAAGGCCCGGGTGAGAACTTGGAAGTTAACTTCTTCTGCGAATCGCAGTGTTTTAATATGACTGAAATCAGCCATCATTTTAAGTTGGCCAAATTGGTGATCTTCTGAGGCAATAACGTATACTCGACGATCATCATCGGTAACACGAATTGCTAGAGCTTCATAAAATCTCTCACCAAGACTGACTCCACCTAAGTGTAATGAGCTAGCTACTGAAACTGGCGTCGCCATTGTGCTGATCGAAATGGTAGCTGCCAAACTAGTGACTACATCTTCTTCGATCACATCAATAGAAACACGGTTGTTATTTGCGTTAATGTTATATGGTCCGGTATCGGCACCAACTAACCAACTACGCGGAATGTCAAGAGCCCACTGTTGTAAACCAACTTCAAGGGCAAATGCTTCAGTTCCGGTAAGCTGGATGCGATCACCAGCTCCGCGAGTTCTGATGAATAAATTTGTGTCATCAAACCCAGCTATAAAATCGACTGCAGCACCAACTAAAGTGTTAAAGTCTGTGACAAACACGTCTGGGTCGGTATAGGTCGCTGGGGTGAAAGTAAAGGTTGGTGGAACGCTAGCAGCACCTTCGACTTCAATTGAAAGAGTAAGATTGTCTGGGCGAGCAGAGAAGGTGAAAGTGTCATCGCTTTCGATTGGAGAGCTGCCGGTCACTTCAACTCTGAAGATCAGTCCGGTATCATCGTCGCCAGTTCCAACAGCAACCGGTGCTGAAACGCCTCCTCCAGTATCAACTAGAGTGCCAGAGGCGATGATAACTCCATCGCTAGTACGGAACACATCAAACCCAGCACCATCTAAAACGCCAGTGGTTGGGTCGGAAGTAATAAGAACTATAAAGCCCTCATCAGTTGAACCAGTATACATGTCAGAAAGATCTGAACCTACAAACGACAAAGTGGCGACAGTCGGACCATCGGTCGTCGATACGTCAAGGTCATTATAGTCGATATCTAGGACAGCATCGGTATGGAAAACAAGCGGGGACTCTACTGTAGGAATTCTAAGGTTTAGACGACCAAAGTCAATACTTTGGAAGACCGACACACGGCCCCAACCTTGAATGCGGTTGCCAGTAAGGTCAACACAAATGTCTGCCAATTCTTGTGCTTGGCCTTCATCACATTCTACGGCAACACGCAATACAAAAGCTGCGTTACCTTCTTCTAGATAAGCGAGGACAGCATAACCAAGGTTAGCTTCAGGAAGAGGATTTCCAAACACCTCAACGAATTGCTCAGGATTAGTGATTAAACGGGGCTCGTCAACAGGCCCTTTTTGAGCAGCGCCGATAAAGGCTGGAATTAGACCGGATGAGTTAGCGGGGAGAACGCTAAGATCGATCTCTCTTGGAAATACTCCTGGTGATAAGAAAACAGGCATAATATTATTCCCCTGATAATTTCTCTCTATTTTTGATTAAATTTCGTAAATTAGTGTACATTCAAGACTTGAATCCTACCGGCCTTTTGAAAATTCCTGATTTGTTCAGAATATAGACGATTCTCAGGAAATTTCCCCATACGTTTAGGATAAAGCATAACGGTTTGCTCTCCAGCAAACCAATCATGACCCGCTGGCGCTTTAAGTTGAATTGGAATAGTTTGTGAACTTAACTTATTAATGATAGTAACATATTTGATATTCGCAATTTTTTGTTTTCGTTGACGAATCTCACGCTGTGTTAAAGGTCGACGAATTTTTTTCTCACTCATAATATTCTCCTAGAACTAGGTTTGATTACTTCAAAAAATTCACCCGTGTCTTGTTCTTTAATGGTTTGCACCTTACCCAAGACAGTAGGCACAATGCGCCCCGGAAGAGGAACCCACCCTTCAATCTTAATAGTAAAATCATAACGAACTTTAGCCAATTGATTTGACTCCATATCAATATCGCTATTGTCACTAGAGCCTTCTAATTTACCAATAATATATCCATTCATAAACTCATCAGAAACCCGCCATTCAGCCAACGGATTAAATCTAGACATAATCTGAAACGAAATGTATTCCATATCTCGTTTACGTTCAGTCCATACTGACAATGTATAATCTATTAATAATGACAACTCGCGCGGCGACAAAACAGCCCGGGTGCCGTCTTTATCAGCTAACCGACGATAAAAATAAGGACCTACTGAAGCAGGCAATTGTCGCTGTGGATTCCAATTCCAACTAGTCCGATTAACCGACATTACAGGGAGTTTTATGCGGTTTTCACTATCAGCAGACTGTAATTGCTTCCAAAACAAAATCGTTTTATCGCCCCCAGCGATCCTGACATCTAGCTTGCGAGTTCCATCTTTTGTTGGCACATCAATGTTCTGAAAAAATTCTTTTATCCCGCGATCCATCGTCTTCAAACCTTGCGGAAAAACATTGTCAACATCTTCAGTAGCAATATTAATTGGGTCATGAGTCTGAGCATCAACTCTATCCGCCGCAGGTTGATTAGCTATGTGTGTAGGCACAACAGGAACGGATTCAGGTTGAACCCCTGCATCTAAGTTCCTCGGCGTAAAATTGAAATCGTGAACTGGAATTTTAAATCTCCTATAGCAAATTAACTATTATTATATTTGAAACCTAATTGTTTAAGAAGATCATTGCCATATAATTTATTAGCTCTTAACCAACGATCCTCTTCGGAGGTTAAATCAAAACTGGCACCATCTTCAGGAGAAACCTGAGAAATGGATTTGGCTGGATTTTCAGCCCTTAATGGCTTACCATCCTTATCTGTCATTTTATGTTGTTTAAATAATTTATTAGCTTGATCTGTGAAATTAGATTCTCCAATATCATCAACCAAAGCCTCGACAGAATAATGTTGGGTACCTTGCTGCACTTCATCTACACATTCATTTAAGAAATCTAAAACAACTTTTTCAAATTCTTCTGGCTTCATTTTAATTTGCTCTTACGTACCAGTTCTATTTCTTATTTTAGAACTAATTCTGTGAGTTACTCGCAAAGCCTCATCGCCAGTTAAGAGTTCACACACTGCGGTATAATACAACCAACGATAATGATAATTCCCTGAATCATACGCATTAAGAACCCTAAATCTAGCTGGAACTCTAAGCTTAGGAGCATTATAAGGAATTTCGATTACATCCCCTACTGTTAACAAACGATCCATTCCTACAGCTTTAGCCAAAATGGCTCGTGCAAAAGTGATAGTAGTCTGCAATGTTGAATCTACGCCCCATTTAGTTAATTCGATATTTAAATTATCAACCTTATAGGAAGCTTTTAAATCGATCCCTGGTGCATATAATGGGTCTGCATCCTCATCCCATACATCATCAAGATCATCTTCGTCAAGATAAGGCTCTTTCTGATAAAGCGTAACAAAAGCCCCTCCGATATTGACAGCTTCTTCAGCCCAACGCTCAGCCAACGCCAAATCAGGTTTACCATGATTGTAAACCGCAAGAGGGGTGTGTTCCTTATCAATAGCAGAACGATGATCCGGCAGATCATCGATTGACGTAAAACGTTCATCTGTTTCGTTAAAATTTCTGAAAAAATCATGTACTGGCATTGTAATTTATTTTTGGTAAACATAACCTATGGAACCAACATCGCCACAACGTCGTTTATTAGCAGAGGGCGAATTCGACTCCCCCTCATTAATCCAATATAAAATCTCTTCCGCTTTAAAACAAGCTAAAGACATGGAAGGTTGGGATGTCTTTTCTACAGACAGAGCCTCTAATACTTATTTCGGTTTTGGTGCAATGGCCACAGTGGCCGCACGTTTTTGGGAAAAATCCGTAGCTAACGAATGGGCAAGCAAAGCCGACGGTGATAAAGCAACGTTACAGAAATGGCACGATGAACGTTTTAACATGCCCTGTTGGTTAGCTCTAGTAGAATACAAATACTCAGATTACGAAGAACCAGACCCAAATTATTAAAACACGCCCTTAAGAGGGAACGCATCGCAGATCTCGCCAACAGACAACGGCTTATTAAAGATATTATCGACCTCAATCGGCTCGCCAATATTCCGAAGAAGTTGATACCAATCAGTTTGGACTTCACAACTCTTACAATTATCTGGAGATGGAGGTGGCCCATCCGGCAATACAAAAAATTTAGTTCTGGGGTTGCGCCACATAATCACCGTAGCATCAGGAATGGCAGCAATAGCATCGGCCAGATCGACCACCGCAGCTTTACAATCACGATTCTCCGCTAACGTAGGGCTAGTAAAAGCACTTGTTGGCTCACATCCCGGGACTAAAATTTTATTACCCCTAAGAATCTCTAAACGATTTTGAATTTTTATGCTCATTTTATTCTCTCAAGAATGGCAATAACATGCCCAATAGCTCGTTCCTGGTTAGAAACAACTTTTCGTAATTGTTTAACATTCATTATTTTAGCAATATTTTTAGATATCCGAATTAAAATTTTGTTACTATCAATAACCGATATCTCAATTTGAGCATTTTTAACTCGCTCAGTCTGTTCGACATCGATCTTAATAATTGCAGCTTCACCTGATTTTCCATCAGAAGCACGAACATGACTTATTAAAATTCTATTATCAGACCTCTTAGTGATTTTATCAATATAACGACTAACTTTATTGCTAATGTTGGCCGCCCATTTATTAAGTTTTTTAGCAACTTCTTGACTAAATCGTGACGCTTCCTGAGATATTTCCCCAAATGTAGGCACACGCGTATCATCAAGATTCCGCTCAACTAAATATGTGTTGCGAAAATCCTCAAAAGAGAACGTAGAGAATTCTTCTAAATCAATTTCATGCATTCTAAAATATATTTATCTTAAAATAACAGGCAAAGGCTCTCCAACAGAGATAGCAAATTCAAGAACTTCCTTCTTCTCTTCCTTGCCTTCACTAATTAATGCTTCACCGTCTGAAGCGATAGCACTACCATCGGGGCCTGGAATGCCACTTAGTTTACGACGAGCATATCCTAAAGCCATTTTCATTTCGGCTAAGAACATGCGGTAAGTAGTTTCTTGAGCTTGAGGAGATCTAAAAGTATCAACTGAAGGCAGATACTGAATTACTACAGGAAAACTGCCTTTGGGTACTGGAAACAATTTAAGGGTCCCACCATAATCTGTACCAACACCATTGACGCTATTTGCTGTACCTCGTTCTACTTTAAATTCCCAAGTCCCCTCATTTCCAAGGATCCTCTGACTAAATTTGCGATATGATTGTAAAAGATGATAATCGGTTAGAATATTTTGAACTCCACTGATGTTTCCAATATTAAAAAGGAAAGATTCTGCCCCAAAAATGTCATCAATTCTAGTAGTACTAGGATCCCAAGATACATTTCTAATCCAATAGGCATCTTCGGGAATAGGATATTCAGCCTGAAGAGGTTGAGTCATGAAAAAAGCGTATTTCTCTTCCATAGGGAAATAATGTGAGATAAAGTTCCCGCTAGAACGAAGAACTTGTTCCATCTGTTGCTCGATAATTTCTACAAGCACCACTGGATGCCCTAAAGAATTTAGAGCATGCAATTTAAGAGGGTTACTATCAACTTTTAATATGATCGGAAGCTGTTGTTTGCTTAGAATAGCCATATTATTACCTTAAATTATGGTAGACTTCTCATGCCTTGTTTCTTCATTCCATATTTTACGCCATTATATTCAACATGAACAATATCACGAGCGGCTAACTGGGGCGAAGCAGCTAGCAACGCAACAACAAGGCCAGCTACGCGGGCATCGACTACTGCAGTTGGATCTTGTGCCCAATCTAGTGAACCGCCCCGATTGCCAACAACGACGGCTGTAGGTTCATCGGGGTTAATTCCAGCGCCTTGACTATGAATGACTCGGACATCAGTTGTAGGTGCAGCGTTATCTCCATCATTTGTTGCTGATACTTGATCAAATCCGATGATGGTGAGACGAGAACCGTAATCTCCGAATTGGGGGGTAAAGGCAACTGGGGTTGCAATGTTGAACCCGGCGGCTTCTAGATCTTGCTCGACTCTTAGCGCTATTTTTTCTAAATTACGAAAGTAAGACAATCGCTTGCCCTGTGCGAGATCTGGGACGATACGTACATGAACGACAAATGGAATGTGAACAGCGTCTTGTGCTGCTCTTGGCGATACTTGTGTTGGTGTGGTTGATAGGTTGGGCATAAAATTCTCCAATGTATATTTGAAAGTATGGATATAGCTTAACGGACCACATATTTGTGGTCCGTTATTGCAGAGATGCCGTAAGTATTTGTATTACTTAGAGATCGCGAAGTTCTTGATGCAGATCGTCAGTAAGGTGACCATCAGCCTTAGTAAGGAACACATCTTGTCCAACACGAATCGGAAATTCCATCGTAGTGAGGCCCTGAACAGCTGCTGTGAAAGTAAGGACCGGTGCGAGGCCACGAATCACAGGAAGCCCAGAACCACGACCGTCAAGCAAAGCGGTGGTGACTACGTCATCATCGGTATCTGCTACACGGATAGTAAGATCTAAGGTCTCTTCACTTGGAACTGACATAACAAGCGTACGAAGACGGTTAACTAAACCATGAATGTTGTTATGACGTAAATTTTGACGGTATGCCCGAACTCGTCTCTGAACGGAAATCTCAACATTAGCTGGTTGACTTGCCATTTTATTCTCCTAATAGACGGGGTCTTACCGTCTGACCATTCTATTTTTGCGTAAGGACTTCATTCTTTTACAGTTAATCCTAATCTTTTCTTGTAGGACCCGCTTATGACTTATAATTGGCATTCCATTTGATACATCCACAGCGTGGACAATAGGTTTGCTAATAGTAATGGGGCGATTTGTAAATCCAAGGCCAAAAGCAATTTGAGGCATGTTCATCGGCTTACTCTAGCAATTCTTCTGTTAACGTATTTTTGAACTTTCTTTTTCTTTCGTTTAGGTTCTTTTTTATTTTCTTCAGGTTGAACCTCAACGATCTTAGGACTATCATAATCCCACCATTCGTTTAAAAACCATTTGTTGAATGACACTATTGGCGAAAAACTCCTTCAGCTAAAGCTGTAAATCTTTTAACATACGGATGCATATCACTACAGTAAATCTCTTCAAAACTGAACGTCGAATATGCAGTATGGTGATTATCTAATATAACATGAAATAAAGCTAATTCAGAAACGTTCGCTGTAAACACAAAGTTGACAGTATGTGTGCCTTGCCCATGCCCAAACGGATCTGTATTAAACATGGTCTCATCGTGCCCAAGATATTTAACACGACTGATATCAATCCCGGCTTCATTCTTAACAATTCTCTGGGAAGCACGGCTTAGCCGTTCATTTCTTAAAACACGGCCACCAGGAAACCACCATTGGCCCTGTTCAGGTTCATTAGCACGACTAACTAAAAAGATTTTATTATCTGCATATACAACAGTATCAACACAAATTATCGGCATCAGTTGATGAATTTGACTATAAAGCTCGACCGGGATATCTATCCTCCGGTTATTCATCAACTACCCAAGAATAACTTTACTAGTAGCTTTCCTAACAACCTGTTCACAAATACTCCTATTAAAATCAGTTAAGACCGTATTCCACACACCGCTTTCCATAATTTGAACGGTGTATTTAACAAGACCAGATTCATTAATAGGGTGGATCCGAACGCTATCAGCTTTCTTAATTCGCTCTAAAGTAAGCGGACTCATATTTACCTCATTATTATATATTTATCTACACACATCAAAAGTAAATCATGGGATTTAACGTAGTACAAATAGTATAGAAAGAAAATTATGATCCGATCAGAAGATGTTAAACAAATTGCGGAATTTATTACCGATGATCCAGATATTTTCTCTGAAAAGATTCTTCTTCCTGAGGCCACAGCATTAAACACGGTATTAGACATCGTTGGGCTAATCCCAGGTGCCGAAGCAGCAGACGCTGCCAACGCTTTACTCCATATAAAACAAGGCGAGTATTTCCAAGCAGCCATGTCGCTATTATCAATGCTGCCAGTTGTGGGTGATATAGTAGGTAAATCTGCTAAATATCTGGGTAAAAATAGCAAAATGATCGCAAAATTTTTAGTCCAACATGGAGACACAATAGCTAAACATTGGCCTAAAGCATTAGAATTTGTTAAACGATCTAAAGATTTTGAACGATTTGCTAAACCACTAGACGACGTAGTTAAGACAATGTTAGCCCAAAGACAGCAAGTTCCTCAACAACAAGTTCCTCAATCAGGTAGTAATGCCTTATAGTAAAAAAGTAATCGACCATTTCAATAATCCGCGCAACGTCGGGACGTTAGATAAAAACGATCCCAAAGTAGGAACCGGGGTTGTAGGTGCTCCTGAATGTGGAGATGTAATGCGTTTACAAATAAAAGTTGTGGAGGGAGTAATTGAAACAGCTAAATTCAAAACCTTTGGTTGTGGCTCGGCCATTGCGTCATCATCTTTAGCTACCGAATGGATCCAGGGCAAAACAGTAGAGGAGGCTCTTACAATTAAGAATACATGTATTGTAGAGGAACTCTCATTGCCTCCGGTCAAGATTCATTGTTCGGTCTTAGTTGAAGATGCGATCAAAGCTGCAATTAAGGATTATCAACAGAAATCTCAATCGCCCGCCCGCCAAACAGTTTTTGCTAAAAACGACACGACTTGATACGGGTCAATATTAGCGCACGGGCGACGATCTTCAATATATCCAAAACCCTTAACTTCAACGTGAAGAGGAATCCGAACTGAAGCGGTTCGATCCCCCACACCATACTTGAATTCTCGATAAGAACAAGTTTCATGAGCACCCGTCAAGCGAGATTCATAACCATGACCGTATTCTTTTGGAAAACCATCTCTCTCAAAAGATCGCCTTAAAGCTTCAGCAGCCTCGATACATACAGCCAACCCACCTTCACTCCTCATTTTTAAAGTAGAAAAATTGGTATGAGCACCAGCACCATTCCAATCCCCACCAATCGGTTTAGGATCTAATTTAACATTAACATTATGCTTCTCAGCAATTCGATAGAGAAGATATCTAGCTAACCAAAGATGATCGCCTACTTCTAACGGACCAGCGGGGCCAATCTGGAACTCCCATTGTCCTGGCATAACTTCGGCATTAATCCCCGAGATTCGAAGGCCAGCGGTAACACATGCCCCAAGATGCTCCTCAACAATATCGCGCCCAAAAACTTCGTCTGCACCAATACCACAATAAAAAGGACCTTGTGGAGCAGGATAACCCCCCTCAGGCCACCCAAGGGGTGTTCGGCCTTTAAAGAAGGTGTATTCTTGTTCAATTCCAAAAAGCATTTCTTCAGAAGCGAGATGCCCAGCTAGCTCTGCAGTCCTAGAACGGTGGTTATTCTTATCAGGGGTTAAATCTGCACTTAAAACCTCGCACATAACCAAAACATCACGTGCAGGGTTTCTGGTTGGATCAGGGACTACACATGCCGGTTTAAGAATACAATCAGACGTCGAACCATCAGCTTGATTAGTACTAGACCCATCAAAACCCCAAACGGGGATCAATTCCAAATTAGGATTCTGCCCAAGGGCCTCTATTCGAGCGAGCCTTGAGGGAAAGTCAAGCAAGTCTAAAACCTTAGTTTTAGACCTTAAACGCGCAACAGGTTCAGTTCCATCAATCCAGATATATTCAGCCAACGAGTTCATATTTTATCATTCCTTAAAATTTTATTAAATACTCACGGATTCCGTTATTAATAATCCACAACAAACCATCAATGGCGTTTGACTCACCCAAAGAAAACAAGGCCAGCATTAGAACCCGGTGACGTGCTATTGGGGGAACTAGGGAGTAACCTCGACAAACCCTTAACCGCTACATCGAGATTATTTTCAGCGCACCTGGAATCAACATAAATGCGGCTACAAAATCCACATACACCAGTATTGGGGTTCCATTTTCTATTTCGCAACTCACAGTCGCAAATTTGGCAATCTCTCATTTAATGACCTTCTTTCCTCGACGGTGCTTGAAGTTTAAATCTTGGAACTTCAATTCCTCCGACCTTAACCGTAGACAAAAACATGTCCATCGGTCTAATCCATATTTCTCCACCGCCAGCATCCTGGTACACAACCAATTTCTGCAACGTCTCGCTATTGATCCCGATGTGTTTAACCATATAAAGCCCACCCTTATAATGGCGATAATATGCGCCTTCACATACTGCGTTTTCCATACTACACTAATTCCTTACTTATCATCTTCTAAGATGAAACGGGATTCCGAAAGGGTGAGGGATGATACTGAGGACAGCTCGTTGTAACCGCTCATATTCATCCCTATCCCACGATTTCTTCACTACTAGACGGCCAAACTCTAAAAACGGCATATCCTTGATGGACTTGTTCTTCCGATGATCGATGATTATCTTCTGTAATTGGGGGACAATCGCGTAAGAACCAGCAGCCCTTTGCGCAATAATATTCCTCTCACGATCCGTAAGATGCACTTCGTTTATAACCTTAGGATCGGAATGCTTCTTAGGTTCCTTAATCGTTATCAAGATTCCAAACATGGTCCACTGCTGGCCCTGTACCAACGATAGTGACTGGAAGATTGAGCGAACTTTCGATTGAATCGATAAATGCTCGAACCTTAGTTGGAAGTTCGGTAATATCCGTCCCCTTAGTTTGGAAACATGAATAGTCTAGATAGTTAGCAAAATTAAGAGCAATTTTAGTTGCTCCATTTACTATCGAAGCACGGAGAGCTTGATCCATTGAGAAACTAAATACTCTCCTTAGACGCTTAGTAACCGTGGTCATCTCATGTAGGTCAAAATCCGCTGGATAGTTGGCAAATTCCTTAATTTGAGCCCAGGTCATTTCTTCCTGACCAGGATAAGCATCGCCCGAATAACCAACCTCTTGCCCATTTTCAATGACATTTCCAACCCGAATCGGGAATGGACGGACTACTAAATAAACATCCCCAACACTATCGGGCGGGAGACCCATATCCATTAACTCACGAGTTGTAGTACATTCTCTGGAGGTACATTGCGGATAATGGCTTCCGTGGTTCATTCCTAAACTGAATCCTTGGCTACCTTCATGTAACCACATCGTCCCGGGGAGCTTTCCGTTAACTTCAAAAATCCAATCTTCAGTGATCATCGATCTTAATTCAAGAAAATCACGGGCCAGTTTAACGTTAGCTCCCCGCATGATTTTCTCTGCACGGACCGCCCCTGAACCTTGCATGGTACTAGCAATATGCTTGGTACCTCGGGCTCCTCGTTCCATGGCCGCATGTTCTTCAGTAACTACCATAGCTCGTGGATGGATCCTAACATCCTCAGGAGCAACTCCACATTCCTTCATCTCCTTAAAGAGTTGTTCTAGGAAGAACCCGGCACCCGCCCCGATGTAGGACTGAACATGCTGTTCCTGGGTATTAAGATAGCTAGTAACGGGCAAAATTTTAGAAATGAAACGCGTTTCGTCTTCTAAGACAACAGTGTGTCCAGCATTAGGGAGATTATTAGTACTAGCTGCTTCTACCCCATAACGCTGACCCAAGTATCCAGCAATTAAACCCTTGCCACAACTGCCCCATTGCCCATCAACTACTACATTAAACTTGCCTAATTTCATTTATCATCTCCTAGTAAGTTTTAGGTGGCATAGGTTCAATTTCGAACTTCCAGCGGTCACCTGTTATCTCTTTGATATACCGCACGTCTGGTTCAATAAATTCTTCTGGCAGGTAATCCTTAGACCAAGCCCTTGGACACTCATTGGTGTTCCAACGATATCTCCTATCATCTTCAAGCACTGAAGGAATTTGAGACATAGTTTCTTTATTAATGTCTTTAATAAATTCACCATAGGTAACTAGCCGAAATTTAGACTTTAATTTCTCCTCATAAGCTGCTTCAAGATCATGGAAAGATGCAATACGAGCACATGCTTCTGCATCAACTAAAGCACGATGCCATCCGCTAAATTGAATCCCATAATCAACACAAAGATGCCCTAACCTTTTCGAATAAGCTGGACGCCTTAACTTATCATTATGAGGTAAATCTCTTTGAGTACACAACCAAGGAATACTCAAAAAATCCGGCCACAACTTAGCAAAATAAGGATAATCATGTGGAGCATTATGAGCTACCACAAATCTAGCCATATTACCACTAATAAGCTTAAAAGGATTTTCTTCCTCTTGTGGAGGAACATATGGCATCAAATCACTAAGTTCTTTGGGGATTTGATGAACCTCGGCCGCTTCTTCGCCCCAGTTATGAATTCGATAGATCTTACCGAATTGGGCTAGAACAGTTTTAGACTCAACATGAAAAAGACATGCTCCGATTTCACACAGTTCACTGCGTTCTTCGTCATACTCATCTTTTTCGTTTTTGAAACCGTTAGTTTCGGCGTCAACACCAATTATTATCATATCCAGATCGTGGAGGACAAATACTCACTCATTTGTGAAATACTATCCGGATTTGCTAAATCATATTCTCGACGATTTTTAACATCAAAAGTGACTTTTGCACCATTACATAAACCATATATCTTAGTATTATATGGTTCTCGTTTCATAAAAAAAGAAACATGCTCTAAATTAGACCCATGCATTAATGTAACATCAATCTGATGATCTAAGCAAATTTCTTTAATAATATGAAAGGAGTGCACCATTATAATATTAAATCCTGAGAGTTAGGTAAACGAACCTTAATTCTTGCTTCTCTAAACATTTGTTCAGATTTTGTTGCTTCTTCAATCCATTTTTGAGAATGATTCTTAGGTTTGCCAAGTACCACTTCCGCAATACCAGATTGAATAATAGCACGAGCACAACCGGTACATGGAATATGACAATTAAGATGCATAGTACACCCTTTAAGAGCGGCGCCATGCCTAGCAGCATTATAAATAGCATTGCGTTCGGCATGTTCCATCCAACTATACTTTTCAGGTCGTTCCTGACGCTCAGGCAGGAAATCATTCAATCCTCTAGGAAATGAATTATATCCCGTAGATCTAACCTCTTTATCCGGGCCTACAATTACTGCGCCAATATGAGTATTTTGATCTTTAGATCTTGTAGAAACCAACTCGGCCATTTGTAAAAAATAGCTGTCCCAAGAAATGACTTTAGATCCTAATCCTTCCAACATTACCCACCTTCTTCACCGCTGGTCCTTGAGGTTGTGGAGCTGTTGGAGTTGTCCTTGGAACCGCTGACCTATTTGAAAGTTCACGAATGATCGCTTCAGCCTGATCCAATGACACATCAAACCGCTTAACATTTGCCTCGTTAGCCAATTTTTCAATGAGGGTCAGATCAACATTTCCACATACCTTAATCGGATAAGGAGTCTGTTTCCTCGCAAGTTTAATATACTCCCGATGTTTCGTAACACCTAGGTTAGGTATTTCTAGTTCAGAATTGAGACGAACAAAAGCAGGCGGCGCTTTCTTCATGTGTTTAAGTGCACTTAAACCTTGCGATTTGCGCGTATGCAATTTTAATACCCACCTGATTTGAGACATAGGACGATTGCCTTTAATAAATCGATAAATAGCCATCATCTCGTTATAAAGTTCAATATCAGTCCGATTCGTGGATAGTAGGAAATCGAACCCATCTGCCCCGACAAAATCAGGATTAGATCGGAAAATCTTGTCCATCGCAAAATTGGATCCTGCTGGGAAGTCGATAGCACAAATTATTTTGTACGGACCATTGCGGATAGCTCTATGAGCTACTAATGGGGCAATATACTCAGGATATGCTACAATCGTAGGGATCCGATTTTTTAATACAAACTCAGAAACATACTCAGGCTTAGTATTAGAATTAAGAAGATTGACTTCCAATTGGTTCGCGATTTGAAAACTCATTGATTACATTCCTATCTGAAAAATAATGTAGAAAAACCCATCTCAACCTATCTACGGCTACATCTCCAGAATCGATCGCCCGAAGATGATTAGATAATTCTTCCATAGAACTAAATGCGTATTCATGGAATTCTTCCAACCGATCATATACCTGAGGCGGAAACCACGTAGATGTCGTAGGTCCGTCAGGAAGTACAAAGAAAACAGGCTTCCCAGCATCAGCCGCAACTCCGATTTCCTCTAAAGTACCTATAGTGAATTGTTTGGGAAGGTTTACGATCATAAAGCTACAATCGTGCGCGTAACGCAAACACAATTCTCGAATACCATGCATCCGATCCCAAACCATTTCATGCTGCTCTTCAGGAATGGACCCAGGCTCTCCAAGAAGACGCTTAAAAACCAAAAAATCCGAAACAACATCATCCTCGATGTGTGGATAAACCTCGTCAAGCCATGATGGTTTGACAAGAGGATCGTAAACTTTAACCCCCAATGGATGTAACAAATTATTGGTTAACTCTCGACGCCATTTGTGTGGATCACTAGCATGATCAATCGCACCAACGAGATAAACCGAAGTTCCGGTTAACAAACCCATAAGACACCTCTTATGAATAAAATACTCTTAGTCTTCGAAGATGATTACTTCTTCATTTCTTTCATCTTCTTTAAGATAAGCAGATCCGGTTTGTTTAGCCCCATCCGGGCCGTCCTGCAAACTAGAACTTCGATGTTGGCTACCAGGCTCAGCAGGCTCAGAACGTTCTTCATAACCATCGTGAACTTCAAACTCATCATCAACTTCTAGGTCGTCGGGTACATTGCTCGGCTCTTTGGCTTTGGCTTCACTAAAAATGTCCGGATCGTCAGTAAGCATCTTAGCAACTTGATTAATTTGGTCTTTATTGACAGTCATGATAGCCCTCTAATTATTTTTGTTCGTTTGCTAAATTAAGAATATGTTCTACAGCACCACGATGGTCCATTTTTTCTAATTTATTTACAAATGCCCACGGGTTATATGCCGAGCAAAAAACAAATTTTTTCCTTTCAAGGACATTCATTTGTTTAGCCCCGATTTCATAATGATCCGCTTCTTTTTGAAACCGCGTAACTCTAATTTTAGGATCTACATCTTGGTTTACCCCATAAAAATGAAGGCTCTGAGCATTGGGGGGCTTACACATGTCACATCCAAAGATGAAGACTTTTTCATAATTCATCCAGAGGGCTAACTGCATATTAGCAAACGTCGTAGATCGCCCGATAAAGTAACCTTGGAGTAAGTTCTTAGAAAAACCTTTCCCTGAACGGTTCTTGATTAAGATCTGATTCTTATGCCTAGCACGAACAGACCAAGCGTTAATAACAACTCCCTCATAATTTTCAAACAACGTCTTATTACGTGTATATTGAGATTGATCACAAAAAACCCAGTACCTAGTAGGATGTATTCTAGAATCTGGTTTGTTGATGGACATTAAATCAATTTTATTGTGCCCTTTGAGATCCTCTAACGGAACTTCTAAAATAGATGGCCCACATGCAACCATAACCAAATACCGACCTACTCCGCAATCTTTTAGGTTTTCTACCTTTTTCCGATAAAGCCCCATTTGCGCTTCTTTTTGATTTCTTAGGGGCGAAGATCGGTAAACTGATGCTTGAGCGCGGGCACCAGGGCGGGGATTAGTCCTGCGTCTTGGATTGGATTGAGGTATTGGGGAACTTATTTTCCTTTGAATCAATACTTTTTGTGGTTGTTGCTCCGGGGGTATTTTAGGTGGCCTATCAGATATTTTAATGATATGTGGAGCGTTAGTGGGTATGATAGTAGGGCGAACGGGTGTTTTAACAGTCCTCCCTGCTTTGATAATACCTGGTTTAGGAGTAAGTCTGTATTTGGAACTCATATTTGGGCCTACTATACATTTGAAACATTCTAAATGTATTTAAGCATGATAAATCTTGACAGAACTTTACTCAGATGTTCTAATAAAAGCATCACTGGGCGTTTTGGGTTCGTCAAGCTGTGAGAGGAGTTGTGATTTCATGCGACTAGCATCTGGATGGTATCCTCCTACAGCTCCATCAATTCCCGCCGCAGCTACTAAACCATCTAATACACCAGGTTTAAGTAAAAGCTTGGTTTTTAATAATTTGCGCCGCCTATTTTCTTTATTCTTGAGAGAATATAGATGTCGGAAGATAGTAGTGGTCAGTAAATTGAACACTGGGGCACGACCAGCTTTGAACACCAACTTGCGGTTTTTGATTTTATCCATGGTCAAAACAAATGTCTCGTGGCAAAGATCCATATGCTCTTCTTCATTTTTGGGGTTAAAATGAACTACAACACCTTTACAGATTTTGTAGACAAATCCCTGAAGTTTATCCCAAGAGTAAGCATCTTCATTAGCAAGCCAATTAGCCCAGCAAAGTTCAATTTCCTTAGAGTCAACATAATTTTTCTTCTTCTTCATAAAAGTATAAAAACCTCACAAATAAAATACATACACTTAGCAAACCAATTAATCAAAAAAGCAAAAGGAGCAAAAGATGAGTGGTCAACTAGCAAAGCTCTTCCTTCGTGGAAGTTTAATGAATGTTACTGCAGCAAATTTGACTGGAGAACAACTTCAGACTGTGAACCATTTAATGGACATAGTCTTCACCGATACTCGACTAGATAATGCAAAACATAAGTTCTGCCAAATTTTAGACGCTACAATCGGTAATGAGTACAAGAACAAGGAGTTCGCCATGGCTGAAGTTCAAATCACCATTTGGCGTACTGCTGTCGATGTACTCTATCATAATCCTCGACCTAAAGTCGTGGAAAACCCTGATGCACGCATGAAGTATTTTAAAACTTGCATCATGAATTATATGAAACAGATCCTATCGGAAAATAAGATCCCAACCCAGCGAGTAAAACGGACCCTAGAAGGCGAAGCACAAATGGTCGCTAACGAGGCAATCCAACTTTACTTAGACAACAACACCAAAAAGATTCATTATGAATTCGATGAGTTGAGTGATGGTCGGAGCAGGTTTACAGCTGATATAAACCTAATTCCAGTTCCCATCATGAAAAAGGTTTGGGCTCTACGTGATGAAATTAAGGAATCCGGAATAAAAATTCTGATAACGGATGCTGATATAACTATCATCCCTGATGGAATAAATTCTTATTCTTTAAAAGTTTCAGAAAAGGTTCCAATAAAATCCAGATCAATTTTTGGGATTTGTGATGACGACGACGACAATAACTATTTGCAGCATTGTGAATATCGTGCTCGCAAACCAAAGGAGGTTGATATGGATAATATTTTAGTACAAGATTCAATCAGGGTTCTATCATCGCGATTGCCCGACAGAGCACAAGAAATCCTTCAAGTGCTTATAAATCCGCCGCAGGATTTCCTAGACACGTACTATCCCAAGCGTAAGAAAGAAGTTCGTCCTAAAGAAATTCATATTGCAAAATATCTCGGAATTTCAAAAAACGAGGTTTCAAAAGTAATAAAATTAATTAGGCAACAAGCTACTGCGCTTGACATCAGCTAGCGGGAGTAAAATGCTCCACTAGCTGTCGGTGCGATCCTGGGGCTCCTAGCCTTACTTAATAAGGGTAAGGTTAGGGCCTCCGGAGGAATCTGAAAATTCTCTGGCAATTCAATAAAGCCAGTTTTAGAGTTGCTCAAAATCTTCAAAATAAAATTGATAACAGCCTTGGGCGAAGTTACCCGCTCTGCTGGAAGATCCACATTAGGTTCACCCATAACAGCTCGAAGAACATCCGACTCACCAATATGAGTACTCTTACCTAACTCAATTAAATTAGTTCCTAATACAAACATCTTCCAAGACAGAGTAACGGTACCCATGCCGGTATCGATATCATCGACGCAAGGAACAATTTCTACCCTATTAAATAACTCAGGAACCCGCACTGGAAGATCATAGACCGAAGGAGGATATAGCGGAGTGCCAAAGTTATCATGTCCTTTAACAGCAAAATATTCAACAAGCTTACGCTTCATAAGCTCTTTTTGAAGTTTCATTTTGATTCGGCGAGCAAGTAGAATATTCACAGCTTATGTTTGATCAACTACAGAGAACATATTCCTCTTCCTAATTACTATCTGATTAGGAAAGACCGATTCTAACTCCCTCTTATGCGAAATCACATATATGGTATCTGGGGATCCAGAACTAGCAGTCAAATCATGAACAACATCTGAAAACGCTTCGACCCCATGTTCATCTAGTCTGCTATCAACCTCATCTAAAACCATAATATTACACTGGCGACCATAAATAGAAGTATAAAGATCGTAAAGACCAAACATGATGGAGAGATCAATTCGCTTTCTCTCTCCACCAGAACAGAATTCATAACTCCATTTATCAGATTCAACATCTAAAGTCGAAGTAAACTTAATATTAACATTAACATCGAATTTATCTAAATAGTAATGAACACGATTGTTTAAATAAGGAATAAGCTCAGCCATCAACCATTTCTTAATCTTCCGACGATCTGAATAAGAACGATAAATATAACGATAATGTTTAAAAAGCGTATCCAAATTCTCCAGTTTATCGTCAAAATCTTTTAATTTTTTCTGATTAGTCTTTAACAATTCTTTGAGATTTTCGATCAAGTAAGCATAAGGGTTTTTAGAAACACGAAGTTCTTCAATCTGATTCTTTAATTGATGTTCTTGAGAACACAAATGAACACGGTCTTTCATTTCCGCTTGAGCTTCATCTAAAGTAATGTCGGGAGCTAATTTTTCAAGTCTTTCAGTGACTAATTGAACAACAGCTACCAATTTATTATTAGATTCAACTAATTTAAGACATTCCTCCTTCGATTCTTGGATAACAGATTGATAATTGCTTATTTCACCCTGAATAAGATTGTTGCTCTTGATTACTGCTTGAGCTTGGGTAGCCGTTATGTCTGGTTTCTTCACAAGCTTAAGACGTTCAACAATTTCGTCCACTTTCGATTTTTGTTGTTCTTTTAGAAAAATAAATTTTTCAGCTGATCCAATTTTCTGTTCACATTCATCAATTTGCTTAGACGCATGTTCAACACCAATCTCTTGCAAACAAGATGTACAATTTGAATTAACCTGATCTCCCCAATTCTGAATAACTTCAAGGAGAGCATTAACTTCAATTTGTTGACGCTGAATTTCTGTTTTAATGTCAATTGATTTGTCAGAAAGCTGAGACATTTTATCCTCAGCTTTCTGAGCTAAAGCAAGCTGGGTTTTAATTTGCTCAAGATTAGGTTCTGCCTCCGGTTTCCATTCTGAATATCGTTTCAATGTGGATTGAGCCCGAGATGTTGCTCCTTCTAAAATAACAATTCGATTATTGCTTTCCTCGATTTGATCGTGATATTCATTAATCTTAGAAACAACCTCATTACAAGATGCCCAACGATTTCCAAGTTTTTCAATATCATGGATCGGAGCGTTCTTAATTTTCTCTTGCACCTCAACAATATTGGTTGACAATCCATCGATCCTAGTTTTTCGGTTTAAATCAAATTCTACTTCACTAGTCAGGTTTTCTTGAATTTGTTCCTGATATTGCTCACCACTAGATTTAAGAACATCAACACTACTCCGAATGTTTTCTTGATCTGTTTCAGCTTCTTTAGACCGATATTTGGCAGAATCAGCATAACCATTTAATTTATCGAGACCAAGAAGGCGCTCGATAGCTTCCTTGCGCTTAACAGAGACCATTTCTAAGAACGGTTTTCCAAATTGGCCACAAAAAATGCTAGATGTGAAAATTTCATAATCCAATCCAAAAAGTTCATTAAGCTTCTTTTGGGCGTTAGTGTTGGTAGATTTAGTTTCATCATCGCCGTCTTTTAAAAGTACAAGCTCAGAATGGCTGTTGCAATCCCTAGTCCTAATAATTTCCCAACCGTCCGAAGTTTTGATTTTAACATAACAGGTACTACCAATAAAAAAGTTGATAACTTTGTCGCCCGGATTAGCATTAATAATTGTTCGTCCGAATAAACACCAAATAAAAGCGGTTAACAAACTGCTTTTGCCTGCACCATTAGAAGAGGTCGAATCCTCATCATCCTCAATTTTTCCAAGAACTAAAGTCGGACCTTGCTTAGAAACTTTTAACTTAGTGATATAATCACCATAAGAAAGAAAATTACGCAACTCAATTGATTCAATATCTAACATTAATTTCTCTCCTAAGGCACTTCAGACAAAATCTCATCATTTAACTTCTTTAGCAAATCAACATCCAATTTTTTAGGATTATCATAAGTCACCCACTTTTCAAATAACTCCGAAGGTGACTTGAGGGAAAGTGTAGAGGAACGTTCATCTTCAAGATCAATATGTTCTTCTACAACCTTATTTAATTTGATGTTTGAAGCACCACGATCACGCAAAGATTCCCTCATCCGCATAAGTTCGTCTTTACTATAATCCCTATTTAACTGAACACGTACATTATCGCCAGTAAAGCACCCATATTCCTCGATCATATCATCGGTAATAGTGATATAATCCGGAGGACGGCATCCTTCAACAAGATTAAGATCGAAAATCTCAACAAAAGTGACTTCTCTACTCATTATATCGTAATCGATAAATCCATGAGGCACCATCCCTTCGTCGAACCGGAAAGGGATGGGGCTCCCAGGATACCAGACATTTTTACCAACTTTCTGGTGACAATGAAAATGCCCGGTAAAAACCCGGTCGAACTTAGAATTCGTAAATTCAACAATACTCCAATTCTTAATTAAAAAACATTCATTTAATGTTGCGTTATTCACTCCAACATGGGTTAAGAGAACATCACCATCCTCATATTGTTTCTCAATATGCTTCAGAACCTTCATATAGACAGACTCGTAATAAATAAACGGAACAATCCAAAAACGCTGACCATAAACTTTAGCTAACTTGATATCATTAACAACAGTCAGAACCTTATCTAAGGGTTTAAGAGTATTGATACTCCACGAATTTCGGAGTGGCATATCGTGATTGCCCGGAAAAGCTATCCATTCTTGGCCCATTTGACGAGTTTCATCAAAGAACTCATATGCCACATTCATAACTTCGATGTTATAGGTTACTCGATCGTGAAAAACGTCACCTAAAACAAATACTTTTTCGATATCATTCTTGGCAGCATACGCCCTAGCAGTCTTAACAGACCAAAGAATATCATCAAGCTTTTGCGGAATCCCAAAATGTAGATCGGATATAATAAGAACCCTAGACATGGGATTCAAATACCTTAAAAATCTCGTTCTTTATCTGATTTGTTTTTCTGAGGAGACTTAGTTAAAACCTTAATCCGCTTTACATTACGGACTTCTACTTTGCCTTTTCTAACAAATTCTATTGAACAAGAAGAATCGCGCAACCATTCTAATTGTTTAATATTAGAAATGTGCGCAGCTGTCTTACTCCAACCATCTTGATCACGCCCCTTGGGGGGAATTAGGCTTTTATTAATTCTATTTAATACATCATGTTTCTGAAAACGTTTGTTTGATTTAGTTACATCAACCACTAGAAGACCTTGATTTGCGGGCATATTAAGGTGAACCCGAAGCGCTTCAGGAAGAGGAGCAACCTTAATTCCTAATTCTTGTTCAATCTTAGATACAACAGGCTTTGGAGTATCCGGTGTTTTATTACCAAACAACCTTTCAAACAAATTTTGAGGATCCAACGTTCCCGAACCATTTTCATCCATAAAATTTTTAAGCATCTCTAAAATGCCTTGAAACTCTTCAGGGAGTTGATCTTCACCACCCAACCCTTCTAACAATTCTTGTAAATCACTAGGGTCTGGGAGATTTGGAATAGGTAAATCAGGCGAGGGAGTTCTGGGTTGGGGAACAGGTTTGCTTTCAGGGTTGGGTCGCTTACCTGAGATTTTTTCAACCAACTCTTCAGCCCTACTGGCTTTTTCGATATCTTCATCTTTTATAGCCTTCCGTAGAGCCGACAAGGCTGGTTTACCAATTGATTCTAGTTCGATATGGGCTGCTTCCCTAACTTCATAATTATCGTCGCCTAATTGCTCAATTAAGTTATCTATTTTGTCTTTTTGGGACACATCTTGAGCATAACAAGGCATTGCAAATAACAATGCAACTAACAACATCAATGATTTAATCATTTTGCTCCTTTTTAAAAAGGGCAAAAAATTTTTCCGAACTCCAAACGCCAAAAGTAGCCAATTTTTTAATTAAAAAATAAGCGAGCCTGAAAGGTGATACAAGCACCCTCCATAATATTCTAAGCATTATAACCTCCAATTAGTACTTATCTACTCGTATTAACTGGGTATCTTTTCAAAAGATCAGAAACGAAACGGGAACGAATAATCTCGTCAGTTCCCATCGATACGATCCCAACATCCCTCATGCCAACAAGGCGTTGTGCTATATCGCTTAAACCATTTAGTCCTTTAATGTCAGATTGAGTTTCATCACCCTCGACGATGACCTTACAATCCTCTCCAATACGAGTAAGGAACATTTTCATCTGATCTGGAGTCGTATTTTGAGCTTCGTCTAAAATCACTAAACAATGATCTAGAGTAAGTCCGCGCATGAAAGCTAAAGGCATTACCTGAATAATCCCGTTTTGCTTCATGTGGTGGAATTCTCTTTTTCCAACTACCTTAGAAAGGTTATAAAGAGCTGGCATGGCATAAGGAGCCATTTTCTTATCAATACTTCCTGGAAGGAATCCAAGTCTTTCATTACAAGCTTCTACAGCTGGGCGAACGATCATAATATGATCATACTCCGTTGTATCTCTTAACAAACGTGCTGCCATTGCAGTAGCAACATAAGTCTTACCAGTACCAGCGGGACCAACACAAACAGTGAGTTTATTATGGTTGATGGAGCTAATAAATTCTTCTTGCCCATCTGATTTCGCTTCTAGCCAAATCCCTTTCCTTTTACCACCGTTTATGTAGGAGACCTCGGCTAGACACACACCGTTGCCATTACCGTTGCCGTTGCCATTACCATTACGTTTTTTACGTCTACTCATATTAAACCTCATTTGATTTGTTATTCGGCCTCCCACAAATTATTGTAAATAGACCATAAGCGACCCTCAACACTAGTAAAGGTTTTGATATTATTTCTATTAACAATGATTTCGCCCCTGTTCACCTTTTAAAAAGCATTGGTAAACAATAAGGATCCGTCTGGCAAAAAAATAAATTCGGTTTTTAAAACCAAATCTGGCGCGGGAAGCGCATTTCATAATTAATTTTTGGTTAAATACCAATTATGAATCCCTAGATTTTCTCTCAAATTCAGCAAGTTTACGACGTAAACGTTTATTCTCATTTTCAAATATTTTGATCTGTTTTGATAGTTTCTTATTATCATTCTTCAGTTTCCTATTAGTACGTTCTACATCAGAAGACCGTTGACGCAAACGAGTATTGCTATTATTTAAAGCAACGATGCTAGAATCCATTATTAATTGCTAACTTTCTAGCACGTCGTCGAACTAATTCTATGCTAACTGGGTTTTTTAGATCAATCCAATTTTTATTGCTCTTAATTCGATGAGTACGACCAATAAAATCTAATTGAACCTGGTCATGATCTTTTACGACACAATAAAAACCGTGATTTTGTTTACTCACAAAAGCGAATTTTTGGCAATCGCGTCTTCGTTGGTGACGCGGCCGACTATTCATGCGGTCGACTCGATTGTCCACCACATATCCTAAGTCTTTTAATAACTGCATTAACACTGGAATAGCATCATAAATTGCATATTCATCATTACCCCAAAGTTTAATTTCTGGATAATTTGTTGCTATTGACATTAAAGGCACCAGTGCTCCACAGGTCACCTTCTTAAATACTTATTAACCCACCAATTACGTCACTACAATCAATGGATCTATGAAGCCGTAGGCGGCGCTCTCGAAGGGAAGAGCCCCATAAATAACCGCAGAGACCACCTGCGCAGTCGGAAGCGTCACGGCCAGGGACTGCCGAACCACCGTCAAACCTGTGTCACCAGTCCAGGTGGACCCGTCAGCCACGAGTGCAGCGCCTCTGCTACTCGCGAGCTTGAGGTTGTTATTCGCGTTCAAGTAGTAAATCTCGAACCAGAATGAAACGCCATCAGGGGTTGCTGCCGAAAAGTTCTTGTGGGCCGCGTACAGCGTGAACGTCTTAGCGCCCGAGCTAGCCACGTTCACGAAGATCGTTGGATTCTCAGGCGATCCAATGCTCATGGGTGTCCCGCCAGAAACTGCACCCGCAGGAGGGAGATGGCGGATAGACCAGGCTGACACGCCGGATGTTCTAATCACGCCCGCGTCGGCGGTGAGCAATCCCCCGGCAGTGAACTTGTTCCAGATCCCGACCAGTGATCCAGACCCCAGTTGAGTGACGTAACTACGCGCACCAGTGACCGTTGAGACCGCTCCTGCGTAGGTGCAGCCCACGAGCAAAGTATCAACATCGTCACCACTAACATAAACAGAATCAGTGGTCGCGCTAAAAGTAGCCCCGCGAACGGTAAACTTGGTATTGTCGCCCGCCAAACTGATAATGGAGATGGGATTACTGACCCCACTAACGAACGAAGACTCGTAGATCCCAATGCTATTACGTCGTGATGCGGAGTCGTCTCTAACTCGACCACCGCGAATCAGTTTCAGGCGCTCTATCTTGATGTCGTAGCTGTTGATGAAGAGGCTTTGCTTCGTGAAGTCCGTGCCCGTCTCGGTGTCCTCGATTGTGCAGTCCAAGAACTTGAGACTTTGCCCGATCAGGGTCACCCACGGATCACTGCCCTGTCCGTAGCCCGTCTGGTCTTTGGTCGCCGCGCCCGAGAACGTGCAGTTGAAGACGGTGTTGTACTTGCAGTATGTGTAGCTGTAGGACATACCGATGAATACGGCTGCGCCCTGGCTTCCGCTACAGTCCCCAATCGGTCCCACGTCGAAAGAACAATTCGAGATCGTGTTGAACTGCGCGGCTGCAGTCACGAACCCGTAAAGGAATATGAGGCCGTACCAGGAAGTGCCTGTAGCGGTCACGCTAGACCGCAAGAAGATACAGTTGTCGATGGTGTTGTTGCTCGACTCCTCAATGTGGAAGCATCTCCCATTGCTCCCAGCGCTGTTCTCGAACTTGCAGTAGGTGAAGGATGTGTTCTGCGAGTTAGTGGTCAAGTGAACACACTTCTGCGAGCTAGACGTGCTCGAAGTCAGCATGTGGATACGCCGCACTGCCATGGCAGCGACTGCTCCTGTCGGACGCACTAGGATGTCCGTTGTACTCGCAGTCGTGAACTCTGCGTAGTCGTCAGAGTCTGCGTCCCAGCCTGCGCTTGTGCCTGCGGCTGGGCGAGTAGCGTATGTTGGATCAGTGCTCTTGGGCCAACCGTAGCAACCCCCGCCGTCCCAAAGTGTAAACACAGCCGAGAGGGCCTCAGCCGTCCCCGAACGACGAATCCAGACAGTGTCCCCGGCAGCAATACTACCAAGGTTGGCAATCAGTCCATTGAACGCTCCAACAGCCCCTCCGCTCGCCGCTTGGGCAGCGTCGGTCCCGTCTCCATTGTTAGCTGCGCTGTGGTCGATGTAGTGGGTCGCCATATTATCCTTCTAACTTATGTTTAAGCAATACTGAAACAACTGCCAAACCAACATCGTGAAGGCGGATCAAATGGAGCCGCAGTCCATCGTCTGCTGGTGCCCGATCCTTGCGGTCGAACGTGACCACGGCTCTGGCGTAATCCCCCAGGTCTGCCCCGTCCGGGAGAACAGTGCCAGCTACCTTAACCAGAGCCGAGTCCAGCTCAAGCTGTGTCACGACGTCGTCAGCACCAAAGCGGCCATTGACCAGTTCGAGAAGATTAGCTGGCTGATCCAAAAGCAAATCAGCAAGCGTAAGACCACTTAAAGCTGCTGTTCCATGGCTTACGATCCAGTCATGTACCTTAGAGGTTAAGCCGTGCATCGGACCACAAACAAGTTAGCTTGAACGATTACGTCGTCGGTTACAGGAGGTAAAGTAACAAACGGAGCTGTGCCTACTGGGACCGTGGCGTCGATTGGGTAATTAGGTTCTGTTGTGGCGATATAATCACCTGCCGCACTACGAGCACCGTAAGCAGGGCTAGGGCGTTGACCCAATCTTGGTTTTTCGCGACGACTCATGCTGTGATCCTGTTCACATAACCGCTGATGCAGAGGACATTAGCTGCATCAGCAAAAGCACCTATAATTAAAGAATTCTGTAAGACCAACCCCGGGCAAACCAGGACCAATCCGGCCTCAGCAGGAATTCCAATTTCAATAAGATCATCTGGGTCCGTAGTACCACCGAATTCAATTGTCAGCTTGCGAGTAACAGTATCCGTATTGACACAGTAAAGCCAGACCTCATCAATATCAGCCATCCCAGACACAGCCGTGTGGAGCAATGTACCAGCTGTAGCTATAGCAACGACCTTGATGGGTCTGCCATTAGTACTACCGCTTAAAAATTCTTTTGAAAACGTTGCCATAATGAAGCCCCTATGACCGTTAGCTTATGTTTGAATTAATCTTCATAACCCTATTGAGATCCGGACCTACATCAACAATTACCATCCCCAGCATGTTCTAGAATAACTCCTAAGAGCCTTTCTTCCTCATCAGAAAGAACGTATTTGGGGTCAGACCATTTCTGAATAAGATGTTCTTTAACAAGAACATGATTACCAGTATCAAGGCCATCAACAACAGTATAAAGATAAACCCAATCTGCAAGCCATTTAAGCCTATCTTCTAAATCATCCATTAAGAATCCCCATGGATTCCACGACCAAATTCTTCAATCCAATATGATGCTTTTCTAATTTCGGCCGGGCCATCAAGACCATCTATAATTTTCAAATTTTCATCCGGCCTAATTTTTTCTAATTTTTCGTCCTTAACTTTATAGCCCTCTTGCGTTAGCAAGGTGACAGCTCGCTCCGCATCTTCTGCGATTATCATAACTTTATCGTAAACAAACATTCTCATGATTTCTCCAATCCATTATCATTTAAGGATTTTTGAATGCCACCAACCGTTTCACGTTCAATATCGCCCGGATCTAACTCAACCCAATAGATTTCAAACGCTACACAATCTTCAAGAACCTCGAACTTATGATATTCACCAGGAGCAACTGTAGTTTGCTGCCCAGGTCCAATAATCGTTTCATCCTCAAGAACCCCAGAACCATAATCCTTAGAGATTGTAATCTTAAGTCTACCGCTCTCAATGAGAAAACGGTTGTACTTCGCACGATGGCAATGCCAAGAGCAAAAACCGCCTTTCTTGCCCTCAATCCGATGAATCTCGACGTTATTCTTGCAAAAAAGGGGTGTCGTTGATCCCCAAATCTTCCCACGTACTTCCACTCATTCTCCCTTGAGCATAACGTTCTTACATTAAATCATGCGTTATTTATTTATTAGCGATTAATCATCTTCTGGTTTACCAACAGCAGCATAAACTCGACGCTTAACTTCGGCAACTGATAACCCGCGTTTTTTCATCCACGAAGATTGGCCAGAAAGCTGAGCAACTCTTGATTTAGCGTTATTTTTATGCGATTCATCATGGATCGGATAATGGCCGTTTGGGTCTTCTTTGGTTGGAGGAAATACAAAACTTTTAGGAGAAAGATCTTTTCGTGCTTGTGACGTTAATTCTTCTTCTACAAACACATCTGGATCATCGGTTAATAACTCTGCAATTTGTTTAATATCTTCTGGACGGAGCATCTTAACGTTTCTCTTTCGCTTTAGCTAAAGCAGCAAAACTACCTAATTTTAGGTTCACCAAAGCCGACTGCAACACATTTTTCCCCATCGGCGATTTTTCATCAAATCCGCCTAATTTCTTCTCAAGAGCTTTGAGTTTAGCTTTACTCCATCCTCTTTTCTTTGATAATTCAACAACTTTTGAAGCTAATGGTCCTAATGGTTTTTTAGAACCAAACCATGCTTCAGACAATATTTCATCGTCCGTTAACAACCACTCTACTAACGCTCTAATTTGCGGGGCAGTGTATTCCATGGGTTATTTTTGGTACCAACCCTCAAAAACCTTTCAAAATGAAGCAACCTCAAGACGAGCTTCAACACGAAATTCCTCACCATCAACCGCTTTTAATACCTTAGTACTAAAAATCTTATAACCAAAACTAGCTCCTAAAAACAAATCGCCTTTAGATTCATGATGACGTTGTTCATACTCCCCATCTAAAAGACCTAATTTAAAATCATCCACTTCTAACATCATGCCAAATTTGGCCCTACGTGACAAACGTGACGTTTCTATTACACCTCGCATGCCTAAGAAAATTGACTCTTCCTCATTAGGACGCTCGAATTTAGCACGATGTTGTTGACGTTCCTCATCAGTCCACCATTCCCTCATTCCCTGTTCAGCTTTTATATTAAAATCGTCTAAAGCCATATTTATAATAATTTTAGAAATCCTCAGTTTACATCCAAATTCGACATGAGAACGAATATGTACCAAATTAAGCATTTTCTCAGGATGATCGATATCGTCAACGCGTCCTGTTAAAGCTAAAGCTGTTGTTACGCCACCAGAAACATCAAACACCAAATAATCTGTAATCACTTGGCCATGAATTTCAGGGATAAACCGCACATCAACTTGTCCTCCCCAATTTCGTTCTACCAATTTGCCACCACTCAAATACCCAGGAAATGAACGATTAACGAGGCCACTGGCCGACAACGTCAAACTCAACCAAGCACTCGCACTAGCTTTATTCTTACCTATAACTTCCAGAGACGGAGTACGCCCCACGGTCTCCATATCCAAAAATCCTAGGAAATTTTCACCCCCAGAATATTCACTTTCTAAGACAACGCCACCGCCAACACGAAAATTTAATAGATCGTCTTCGTTGCCAAGCTCGACCTCACCCATCAGACCACCTAAGCTCGATAAAGAAGTTAAACCGCCCACAACGCGCGCATGCACCCCACCAAAGTCTAGGTCAAGTTTTATCGACCCAGTTGGGCGTGTTGTAGTCCGGTCCAAAAGATCTACATTGCCACCAGCAGCACCTTTTAGCCACCAAAACCGATCACTAGCATAAAGATCAAGAATTTCAACCTTTCCACGACGCACTTTAAACGGAATATAAGTTAAAGTAACATCATCCTCGCCTTGCCAATACCGATTGCTACCATTGCCATGTGGATTTACGATATAGCCCTCGGGGTTTACAACGTGAACTTCACGCGAGTCATCAACCTTTCTGCTAGCTAAAATTCCTGCGCGATATCTGCCAGTTTTTGATCCATAAAGCACACATTGCGAATCCGAAAACCCCGAATGACCTATCAATGTGTCAATTAAAACAGGAATTTTTTCAGCGATCTCCGCAAGATCTCTTCTATTAAAAATGTCCAAAGCTTCTTGAAAGATTGTTAAAGGGTTTGCCCCTGGAACCAACACAAAAGATTCTACAGATGAAGTGCCCGGAGTACCCGGTGTGCCCGGAGTACCCGGCGTTGACGAAGCAGTAAGTTGTGCCATCAACGCTTGTACCTGTTGGAACAATATTGTCTGATTACTCAAAAGCCACGTTCCCATCTGTTGGTTCCACAATCCTAACGGCTGAGCTACCGATTGGAGTGCCCAAAGAGCTTGAAGTGCTTGTGGCGAGTTTAAAAATTGCTGGAATGTCATTGTGGACACTAAAGGCGCAAGAGCAACTACCGTTGGAGACAGCTGTTGCAAATGCGCAATTGTAATCACTTGCCCACCAGGAGCCTGGTGAAGTAAATTCAATAGTGGAATGTAATTTGGTGGTGGGGGAGGTGTAGACGGAATGCTAGGAATGCCAGGAATGTTGGGAATACCTGGGGTGATAACTTTAACAAACTGCGGAGGGGGAGGCGGCAAAGTAAAATAAAACTCGCCTAAATCTTCAAAACTTCCGTAAGTTGGGTACCCGTCTTTTGTTTGCTGCACCGCCGCTTTTGCTATTGCAATATCGGCGTTTATCGATACGGTGGGATGGATGCTGCACCCTACATATAAAAATGAGAGAACTAAGATTCCTATCCTTGAGATAGGACATTTGTTCATAAAACCCCTCTCTAAAGACACCCTCGCAAATAAATTTTATACTATATACAAATCGTTTTTACTCCATCATTTTCTTAATTTGTTCGAAGTTAATTGGGCAGTAATTGTGGCAATCGACTCCAACATCCATCGCCAGACAACCATCAAGAGTCTTTCGACCATGCCGAACAGTCATAGATCCATGAGTATGCCCAAAGAGATGCCATGAGCCACGATAGGATCCATTCCAAGTCCTCATTGGATAATGTAGAAGAACAATTTTTTGGCCTTCTATTTTAAGCTCTTTATAATGCTGAACACTTGCAAAACCTTGATTCCCAACATGAAGATCGTGATTCCCACGAATAAGATGAATATGGCCATTTAACCGTGGCACCCAAATCTTAGGTTTATTCTTTTTGCCCATGCAAAAGTCACCAAGATGATAGACCTGATCGCCTGATTTAACTACATTATTCCATTTTAGAATAAGATCTTCGTTCATCTGATGGACACTTTTGTAAGGACGATTACAATATTTAATAATATTAGTATGCCCAAAATGCGTATCAGAAGTAAACCAAATCATATCATCCTCAAAACAATCGGGGAGACAGGATTTGAACCTGCGACCCTCTGCTCCCAAAGCAGATGCGCTACCAGGCTGCGCTACTCCCCGAAGATGCGGAGGCCCACGAGAACCCCGCTACACGCTCATTACTCTATCTCGCAGACTAGGATCAACACTTACGTGCGCATCTTTATGGAAGTGACAGGAATCGAACCTGCAACCCAGGGATTAAAAGTCCCTTGCGCTTCCGTTGCGCCACACTTCCAAAATTATGCCGAAGATGGCATAATGATTCGTGGGGTTGATTTCTTCGGTTTTAATCGTTGACAAAACCGGTCCGCAATATCATTAGGTTCCTGATGATCCCGGAGAAGCTGTCCATAATAACGGCCATCCGAATCCTTAGCTTCAAGCCAAAGACCCTTGTCCCGAAATTGAAAACCAAATTTGATATCAGGCAACTGCTCTTCAAACATCTTGCACAAAGTTTGCAAGTCTTTAGATTCAGGATGATATCGATATTTCGTACTAATCTGGTCCATTTCAAACTCCGAGCGGTTATATTTGAATAAAATACACCGGCATGATCAAATAGCAAATCTATTATAGATGGAATATACAGCGCCCCAACAAAGAAAAATTAGTGACGACGACACTAAAAATATCACTGTTGCCGTCGATATGGGCTTAGACGTAGAAGTTCAAAAAATAAAACAAGCTATGAAAAACGGCTTGCCCGAAGGCAATGTCGAATTAGCAGCTATAATGGGCCATACCCCAAGTCAAACAGCATTGAATAGACCAACTAGTCATGGAATGAACAAATCCGAATTATTCGATTTTTTACTATTCGATCCTAATTTAAGAATCGCCATAACTATCGACCGCTAACCTAGCGGCATATCGGATTCGAACCGATGACTTCAACTTGGAAGGATGATGCGTTTCCCCTACGCCAATGCCGCGTGATACTAATCACACCCTGCCTAAATTAATTTAGGGTTAACTAGAATAAGCAATAATATCGTTAAATTAACGGTTATTCGCTAGTATCGGCAGGAGCAACTACTTCTTGAGCCTGAACTTGATCCTTAACCATCGACACAACGTCGGGGCCAAAAAAATAAGCCAAAGCGCTAAGAACCAAAGCAACACCTACACCAACAAACGTTTTCTTTCCAAGTTTCATAATATCTCCAAGCTATATTTACTTGCAACA